CATAGATTTCACTTTTGAAATACTAGGTAGTTTAGTTGATTTGCTTACTTTACCTTTTACCTTTTCTTTTACAAGTTGAGGTGTGTCAGCATCGTTGGCTGCTAATGCGGCGTTTGCCGCGGCGTTGCCTTTTTCATCGTTAGATGAATTATGTGAGCCATCGTCTGCTGGATATTGAGCACCTTCAAATGTTAAAGGAGATGCTTGTCCTGGACCTTGTGGGGGCATTTCGCCCTCTTTCATCTTGCCTAATGTTTTAGCAAGATTTGCTTGTTTTTCTGTTTTTGCAGGGAAATCATCTTTGTTTGCTAATACATGATTAGCAAATGCTTTAGTTGACATTCCATGTCTTTTTGCTTTTGCTGAGAATGCACCTGGGTCTTTGATAGCACCCGAGATCCAATCTTTTGCTTCTTTAACAGTATCTTCGTCTTTATCCATTACTTTATCCATTACTTTCTTTCCGCCGTATAGTAATGCTACTGCGGCTAATAACGGAAGACCATATGTTGATGCTGTTCTTTTAACTGTATCGAATGCGGCATCACCTATTGCATTTCTAATCATTCCGCCGGCGCTGTCTCCCATCGATACTAGTCTATCAACTTGATCACTTGCAAATTCTTTACCTTTGTCTATTTGCTGGTTAAAATCATCAAACTTTTTTTCAATTTTATCCATCTTTTCTCCAGCCCACATCGCTCCGTCATAGCCTTGTTTCGCGGCCATACCGCCTACTGCATATTTTGCAGACTTTCCTGGATTTTTAATAATTGCTGTAGCGGCATGCCCTGTGCCTTGTGCCCCTTTTTTTGCTCCCCAAGAAATCATTTGGGCGCCGCGTTTTGCTAACCAAGGTATAGCAACTCTAGCACCAGCAATAATTGCTGGAGCAAATTCGTCAAGTTGTTCTGCTTCTTGCATTTCTTGACCGATTTGTAATTCACCTTTATCGATTGCTTGTGCCATTTGATTTGCAACTGATGGATTAGAAACAGTTCCGATTGCTTCTCCGTCTTTATGAATTGTTTGTGCACCAGGCTTTGCTGGTTCTAGTGATAGTTCTTCAAATACATTCTTCAATGAAGGGAGTTTTAATTCATTTGATACTGGCTCAACTATTTCAGTTGATTCAGTCAGCATATTTGCTGGTCTTTTATTTTCTTTTTCAACAACAGGTTTCTTTTCATCACCTTTCATGTTGTCAAATTGTGTTAAGATATCTTTAAAATCCATAATGTAATCCTTAGTACCCTGCTGATGTTTCAGGTTTAGGGCCTCGTTTAACATCAGTCATTGGACTTTTAGATCCTTTAATTGAATCATCTGACCAAGGCTTCCAAGGATCAAAAGCATCTTTTGTATTCTTCTGATCAGCAGGTAAACCTACTTTGCCGACGTTTTTATGTTCTGCATGTTTGTGTATGCTATCTAAATACTTATCACCGTATTCTTTGCTGGCTTCTTTTCCATTGTCATTCATTTCTTCATGTTGTAATAACGGAGTATCTTCCATTTCATTTTCATAACCAACCATTTCGTTATCAATACCGTCATCAAATGCAGTATTAACCATTCTTACATAGTTAACGTTATGGCCTAACAATTGTGCTAGTTGCTGAATCATTGGTTCTGTTACGGGATATGCAAACTGACACTTGAATATGTGTACTTGTTCATTTGAAAGATTGGGGAAACCATAAGGTGATTTCATAATCGGTGTAGTTGTTGGGCCTTTAATTTCCTTAGGCTCAAACTTGTTTAAGTTATGTTTAAATAACTCTAAGAAATTTTTGTCGCAGTCACCAGCAATTTTGATTGTGCAATCATATGTGTGGACTGATTCTGCAATGTAATGTTTTAAACTTTTCATATTGTATAGTTCCCGTATAATATATTTATCATTCCTCTGTGTTTTTTGCAGATAAAACTCGTAGTAATTCATTACGATCTAAGTTTTGAGCACCATCACCTAAGGGTATATTGTCTATCTTTTCTTCCATTTTTGCTTGACGTTGATCTAGTGTTGCTTTCTTTAATTGTAAGTCAATCATCTTTAATTTCTTGTTTAGTTTAGCAGTTTTGGCAGTAATAGCATGATTTAACATGTTACTCGCAACACTAAAAATGTCACCACTAAAACGTGAATCAACTTGCATACCTAAGTCCATTAAGTCTTGGAAACTTGTTTCTGCTTTCTTACTTAGTTCATCCATCTCTCTATCAGATGCTTCTAAACCTCTGACTGTAGGCAATGCAGTTTCAATTTTTTCTAAGTTACTTAATGCTTCTTTAGTAACTTCTTGTGCTACACCTGGAATAGGCTCATTCAGTTCATTTTCATCACTGGATGCAATATCAAATAATTCTTCAAGTTTCTTTGTCATATATCTATTTAGTTACTTTCCACGCCCATTATAGAAAAGATCGTCTTCTGTAACTACTCTAAATTTAATGCCTTGTGCTTTACAAAAAGCCTTAGCAGAATGCCACTTAGCATGATTAATTGCAATGACTGCTTGTTGTCTTGCATTTCTAACTTTTTCTGTTATAATACTTTCTGCTTTAGGTTTAATTTCGATTAATTCTGCGTTTGTTCTTCCATATTTGTCTTGGTAAACAATGAAAAAGTCTGGTATATAATTAGTTCGTTTGCCTTTAAAAGGATGCAAATAAGGAATAACAATCGATTCACTTGCCCATTTAATTACTTTATCATTAGTATCACAAAAGATCATAAATGTAAGTTCCCATCCAGATCGATATTTAGGCTTACCTTTGCCTACATATTTGTGTGGATTTTTTATAGTATAGATACCTTGTGCGTATTTTTTTCTGCGAGGCATTTGCTACCCTTATGGTATTATGTTGCGTTGTACTGATTGATTAGGAGTAGGAACATTTGATACTCCATACAATGCTGTTTTTGACTTTAATAAATTGAGATAAAAAGCCATTTCTGCGTTTACTTGAACTGCTGTTTCTACATTAGTTTTAAAGTAATCCATAAAGATTTGAATGTTTGTTCCTGTTTCTTGTGAAATTCTAAACAGTGTAGTTGCAAATTGTGATGCAGTTTGTTTAGTTCTTTCAGATTCAGGATTCCCTTTAAGTACCCCTAAAAAATATGAATATACTACGTCCCAATCACCTGCACTGACTTTTAATGGTACACTATAAAATGTATCAAAAATTTCTAATGTGTTTTCACGTGTTGTTATTTGTAATGCCATTATGTATTTTGTGATCCTGCGTTTGATGGTGTTGATTCACCTTCATCTGTCACCGCTGGCGCTATGAAGTTGGCCCCTGTAACGACACCTTGGTTAGCAATATTTACCATTGATGGTGATGAAGCATTAGTAGGAGTATTAGTATCTCCACCTATACCTAATGCACCTAAAACTGCATTTGTAATTCCTTCTTGGACTGTCTTTTTTGCACTATCAACAACAGTATCTAATCCACCGTCATATATTTGTCCTATAGTTCTTGCTTTTTCTAATAGACTATCATCTCCGCCAAGTGATGCCATATTGTTAAAAATATCTCCTGGATTACTGCTACCTTGTTCTAGCGGGCTTTCCCTTCTATCATAACTATCTGGGCCTGCAAATCCTGTTACTAATTCTGATGCATCACCATCTGGGCCTATGTCACCGATTGCTCCTGTATTGTAAACTACAGTTTCGTAATTAATAGTCATTCTATTTTGCATTGTGCCACCGCCGTCTGCATAATCATAGGTGTCATGGTCAAACGATGTAATAACCGGATTAATTAATGTGTAAGCAATAAATTGTCCTGCCCACATACCATATACAGTAATGTTATTAAAGAACGGAACTTTTTCTCCGCCGTCTGCTCTATTGCCACCTTCGCCTCGAGCATCACCTCTATAACCATATTCAGTGTCACCTGATATAGATGGATCATATATGTTACGTCTATTATAATCTTTTTCAGCCGTTGCATTACTAAAAGGAGCAACAATAGGATTCCATGCATCTGCATAATTGTATCTATAATATGCGTCCCACAATGCAGTAACTTGTGATGCATTATCATCATGGAATGATACTTCTATCGGTTGATAGTTAATTTTTGATTGAATCAAACGTTTTCTGTTGTATTGATTCATTTCTTGTACATCCATATTGAATGTAGGAAGTTTGATTGTCTTAACTAATAAACCGTAGTTTTGTCCTGTCGGTGGTTGATATGCTGAAGGATTAATTTGAAACCAAGTATGAAAAGTAAATTTGACTTTACCGGCATTAGCCATGCCACCTGGTAAAAAGTTTTTCGCCGCATGTGTATAGTCACGTAAATATACTCGACCGGTGAATTGGTCAAGAATATTATTTTGCAACTGCTGTAGTGCTTTATCTACTTGTTCTGACATAATAGTATTTATCTAAACTAGATACCCATAAAAAAACCGGTCGAAACCGGCTTTTCTATTTAAAATAATTCTGTTACTTACGTAGCAGTACCAATTGCACTTGGGAATGTCTGTAGACCAGACTGTCCAACACCTGCACCAGGTACGCCATTAAGATCACCGCCAGCATTTGTTTGTACTGCGTTATCGTAACGTAAAGTCATAGCAATAGTCACTGCATCAGATGTACCATAGTTTAAAGTCTGATAGTTTGCTTGTTGTAAGAAACAACCTGCTAATGACCAGTTTTCTAATACTGTTGGTGTATTGATACCGTTACCACCGTCTAAGATTTGAATTTCAGTTTCAAATTTATAATCTCCACCTGCTGCCGCTGAAGACTGCTCGTAGAAATCTAATTGACGTTGTAACTGAGCACCAACTGCTTTTGATACATTACCAGAAGCATCGTCTCTGACGTTGATAGCAAGTGTTTGCCATGTGTGTTTACCAGCAAGATAGACACGTGAGTTGTACACGTTCATTGTGATTTCATCAAATTGAACTTGTGGTCTCGCACAGTCTACTACTTGTCTAGTAAGAATAAGTGAAGAATCATCGTCAAAACCAAAATTAATAAAGTTCACACGGAATCTATATTGAAGTTTTGGCATCAACAAGTTTTGGTTAGCGCCTCCCTCAGGTTGAACCGAAAGTTTTGCTAATGTATCTGAGGCTGTTGCCATTGTTAATCTCCTGTTTTAATATATCTTAATATATATTTATCTTTTTAATTCAAAGAGGCCGAAGCCTCTTTGTATATCTTTTTTACGATCCTGATAACTCACCAGTGTTGAATATTCTGACTGGAACGTAGATAAACTCAGCGGCTTTCACGGGCTCTACTGCTATGTCAATCCAAAGTTCATTTCTATCAATTCTTGCTGGAGTGTTGTTAGAATCATCACAAACTACTGAGTAGTCATATAATCCTCGTTTTGAAACTAGATCCTGGAACAATGATTCGACTACTGCTTTAATAGACTTTCTTGTTTGAGGGTCATTAGGTTCAAAGACAAATGGTCTCGCGGCTAATATTAATTGTCTACGTATGTAAGCAACTAATCTTGCTACGTTTACTCTATCTAACGCAGATGATGAATCAAATGAAGTTTTGTTACCATAGTTCAATAATCCATTACCTGTAAAGAATACCATTGGGTTAATAAAGTTAGTGTATAACACATCTCTAAT